GGAAGCCACCATTCTGGAAAGTATTGGTGGTGAAGAGAACTTCAGCGCAGTCCAACAGTGGGCAAAGGAAAACCTTGAAGCTGGTGAGCTTGAGGCTTACAACCGTGAAGTTAATAGCGGTGACTACTACCGAGCTCGTAACGCACTGCAGTCTTTGTATTATGCGTTCCAAGAGAACTCTGGTTATGAGCCTGAACTGATTGGTGGAAAGCTTTCTGCAAGTAGCAGTGATGTGTTCCGTTCAAGCCAAGAAGTCATGGCTGCTATGAGTGATCCTCGGTATCTGCAGGATTCTGCTTATACCCAAGATGTACAAGATAAGTTGCTTCGTAGCGACGTTCTTGGTCCTAGGGGTTAATATTTCAATAGCGAACGTAAACATTGTTGCCGCCGAGGCGATAACAACAGTGATATACGAGCGCTCGTAAACTTCTACCTCCATACTGACGATGCCTGATTTTGCATCTCTCAGCCGGTTGGGTGGGCTTAACGGCGTTCAGTACAACGCAGGTTCCGCCTCCGGCAACTACGAGAAAGAGAACTCTAATTTCCTGAAAATCTTTTCGGGAGAAGTTCTGACCACTTTTAATCGTGAGACGATCTTCAAAGATCTGACCATGAAGCGCACCATTTCTTCGGGCAAGAGCGCAAGCTTCCCGATTACTGGTCGTTTTTCCAGCCGTTACCACCGTCCTGGTGATTGGATCACCGGTCAAGGTAACAAGGGCATGATTGGCGAAAAGATCATCACCATTGATGACCTGCTGATCGCTGATGCTTCCATCTATGACCTGGATGAAGCCAAGCTGCATTGGGATGTTCGTTCGATCTATTCGACCGAGCTTGGCCGCGCACTGGCCCGTGCCTATGACCAACGTCTTGCTCGCACCCTGTTGGCTGCTACTGAGTCTGACGGTCGTGTGAAGGACTGGGATTCCAAGCGCTTCCAACTGAATGGCGGTACTTACTCCTCTGTGAGCACCAACACCATTACCCTGAGCGCTAACTTCCAAACCGCTGAACTGACCTATTGGGCAGTGGGTGAGGTTGTGTACGGTGAGACCTCCGGTGCTTACGGTGTGATCACGACTGCTCCCACCAACGGTGCTGCTACCTTCGTTATCAACCCGATTGGTTCGATTGGTACTGGCTCTAACGCTGCCTTTACTGTGGGCGAGCGTCTGTTCGTTCTGAACGCAATGCCTGGTGGTACTTCTTTCACCGGTATTGACCTTAACGGCGCTGCTGACCGTAACGCCCGTGGCGATCTGATCGTTGAGAACCTGTTCAAAGCTTGCCAAGCTCTGGACGAGAAAGATTCTCCTAAGGAAGGCCGTGTGTGCGTCCTGAGCCCTGGTGCTTACTACGACGTGCTGAACAGCGACCGCGCCATCAACACCGACTTCAACGCTGCTGGCGGTGCTAACGGCTCGATCTACCAGAACCGCGTGGCTTCTGTGGCTGGCTTCCGTCTGATGACCTCCAACCACCTGGGCGTCAACAGCTACACTGCTAACCAGACCTATGTTGGTCTGAGCAACCAGTCTGCTGTGACCCGTGGTGAGCGTCCTAACTACATCAACGGTAAGGACGGTTCTAACGGCGATGCTGCTTCTGGTACCTACGATTACTACCAGGATGAGCAAGGCAACACCTCGTCCATCGCTAACTGCTTCGGCCTGTGCTTCTCCAAGGAAGCTGTGGGTACCGTGGCACTGAAGGATGTGTCGATGCAGATGACCGGCGCTGAGTATAAGGCCATGACTCAATCGACCATGATGGTTGCCAGCTACGCTGTGGGTCACGGCATCCTGCGTCCTGAGTGTGCAGTGAGCCTGCTTCACGACGGCAACCCGTATTGATTAACTAGCTTCTAGTTAATTACCAATACAATGAGGGGAGGCAGAAATGTTTCCCCTTTTTTGTTGCAATAATGGCGACTAGTAAACTCAGTGCAGTTAACACTCTTCTCGCCATTATTGGTGAGGCTCCTGTAAATAGTCTTAATGCTCCTTTGACTGGTGACGCAAGTTTGGCAGAGCGTACTCTGGATGAAGTTAGCCGAGAGGTTCAAGGTGCTGGGTGGTCTTGGAACACAATGCTGTATGACTCCATTCCTCTGGACGCTTCTACAGGTCAATCCCAGCTTCCTAGCAACACCCTTGCTGTTCGGTTCAATCCGCTTACCTATCCATCTCAAAGGTTTGTTCTTCGTGGTCTTAGGCTTTTTGATCGCATTAGGAACTCATACGATCTGAGAGGTAGTTTTGGTGTAGCAGTCATTGGTAACACAAGTGATCTTGTAGCTGAGATTGTTGAAGAACTTGACTGGGACAGTATTCCTGAAACTGGTCGTCGCTACATTATGATCCGTGCTGGTCGTATGTTTGCTAACCGAGCTGTCACTTCTGCAAGCCTTGAGACCTATACAGCAGAAGATGAAGAACGAGCCTTGCAAATCCTTAAGCGTACTGAGGACATGGCTCAAAATTACAACTTTATCAGCGGTCCTGACGATATGTATGGTGGCCGTGTGATCACTAACTTTGGTCCCGATATTCTGAGCCGCTGATGTCAAGAGAACTTTTTAGCCAAATCATTGGCCCTCTCAATAAAGGTGTAAACCAGCAAGCCGATAGCTTTGTGCTGCCTGGTTTTGCCAAAGTCCTTGAAAACGGAAATTGTGACCTTGTTGAGGGTCTTAAGAAACGGCTAGGTTCTGTGCCTGTAAAGCGTATTGATACGCTGACCAAGAATGCTGGTGGCTTGACCCTTACTAACCCCATCAAGTGGAATGAGGCCTGGGTTTTTGTTTACAACCGTAGTAGTGATGAGCGATTTATTCTCATTGTTGCTGACGACAGCCGTACCGTATCTCGTACTGGGAATATTACTAGTGGTTCTGCTGTGGTGACTTCTGTAAGCTCCATGACAGATTTGTTTGTCGGAGCTGGTGTAACAGGTAGTGGTGTACCTAGCGGAACGACCATTGTTGATATTGATACTGCTGGCTCTCGCATCACTCTCAGCAAAAATGCAACTGCTACAACGACTGGAGTAACGCTGACTGTTGAGTCAAGCTATACGTTTGTTTCTGGCGTTTCCAATGTTGAACCTATTAGCGGTATCCTTCCTTCCGTTGTGCCAGTTGAGCAAACTTTTGCCAACATTACCTCCACCAATCTTGGTTACCTCCGTGGATCTGGTAGGGCTCGTGATCGGTTTAGGGCTACGTCGTTTCAAGATTACGTCTTTGTAACTAACGTCCAAAAAGAGACTGCTTACGACGCAGCAGAGGCTCTTACCAGATACAACGTCAGCAGCATTAGCTCTGTCTACCGTCCTACCAAGGCTCAGGTGTGGGTCAAATTGGTTGACTATGACACTGAGTATGCAATCACTATCACGCTTGATAACAACGACGTTATCAGAGGTCATTACATCAGCCCATCTTTGACTGATTCAAGTGGCGATGCAAACGTTGTTAGTACTGAAACTATTGCTCAAAAATTAGTAAGTGCAACTCAAACCATTACTGGTTCACTTTCTATTGGCAGCAGCACCGTTAGCAGCGTTACGGCTACAGATATTGATTCAATTGCTGTTGGTGAGACCGTAAGTGGTACTGGTATTCCTGCAAATACTTTTATTGGATCTATAGGTACTACAAGCTTTACTCTTGTCAACGAAGCTGGTACAGCCGTAAACGCCACTGCCAACGGTTCCCATACTCTGACTATTGGCGATGGTCTTGATCAAGGTGACATTCACAACGAACTGACTTTTACCGTCAAAGACTCTCAAATCCTTATTGGCCTCACAAGCAGCTCTCGTTACTTCAAAAGCTTTGTAGCTCACGACGCACGAGGCAACACGTTGATGTCTGGTTTTACCAATCAGGTCACCAGCATCACAGAACTTCCTCCGACCTCCTGGGAGGGCTATACGGTCCTTGTGGCTCCTGATGGCTCTTCAGATCAAAGTTCGTACTACCTGACGTTTAACGCTGAGAACACCACAACTAATGGTGACTTCGGTCGTGGTGTGTGGGAAGAGGCTGCTGGGTGGGGCTCCAGGGGGCTCCTAGACGACAACACAATGCCTCATGCGTTTGTTTACTACCGAAACGCTAATGGCCTTACAAGGTTTACGTTCCAGCCCTTTAGCGGTACAACTTACACCGACAGTACCGTTTCCTTCATGTTGCCTGGTTGGGGCACTCGACTAGCTGGTGATGAGGATGAACTACCTGGGCCTTCGTTTGTTGACAGCACAATCAACGATGTTGTGTTATGATACGGCGACCACCG